CTAGGAACCGGAACTGGACTAGGAACCGGAACTGGACTAGGAACCGGAACAGGGATAGGAGTCGGGACAGGCCTAGGAACCGGAACAGGGATAGGATTCGGAACAGAAATAGGAACCTGAATAGGCCTAAGAACCGGAACAGGGATAGGATTCGGAACAGAGATAGGAACCTGAACAGGCTTAGAAACCGGAACAGGTGTAACAACAGGTGTTGGTAATGTAAAAGGATTTCTTGTCGATGGACCCCTCCCACCAAAGTTAGGAAAATTCGGTAACGGAGGGAGAGATATCGGGATAGTTTCGACTTCATCGAAACTAAACAATAGATTATTCATCCTATTAAACAAACGCATCCCCAGGTTACCTAACATACCGAATACATTGACGACAGCCGATAAAGACCTGTTTCCCGATATGAGGTCTTTCAACTTGCTTGTAATATCAAATAAGTTAGAATCAAGTTTTCCACTTGAAGAACTACCTCCACCGAAAGTGGGTAAACCTCCACCGCTTTTACCACCTGACCCAATGGTTTCGTTAAGACCACCACTATTAATCGAACGAATATTTGATAGAGGTCGAATACCCCGAAGGGCATCGGCATAACTTTGGGCACTCCTAGCTAACTCTTCATAAACAGGATTCAAACTTTCTAAAATCTCTTTAGACTTCTTCAACTCAGCGGAAAGCTCTTTATTCTTTTCTATAATCTTACCCAATACTCGGTCATAAGCGTCAGACTTACCACTGACGGTAACTCTAGCCTCATCTTGATTACTCGCCATTTTTCACACCTCCTACAATCTTAGTCATCTCATTATGAACTTCCTTCTTGAAACGGAGGATGTCAGCGAGAACCTCTTCCTTCGTCCTAGGAACATATTGATCCCGTAATTTAACAGAAGGAGCCACTTGAGGAAACTCCTTACTCCCCCAAACAGCCTGAGAGATAAGACCCGATTGAATCCAAGCGACCAACAGGTTATCATTGATAGACTGTTCCCTAGCCTTAATCTTAGCTTCAAGAATACTATTTACCTCATTTAACGTCATACATAGAAAATCAGCATACGATATGCCGTTTGACATACATATGCCGAGTAAATGATGGTAAGAGTCCTTGATTTGTTTTAGGAGTTCTCGCCTTGGGTTTGATCTTGCTCTTGAGGGACTTGATACCCCTGCAGGATCGTAGGGAGAAATACTTGCAACATCGGGAGAACTGCTTGAATTTCCCTCGACATTATCGGTAGAATCAGTGACAAGGTGTCCTCCTTGTCCTTCATCAACTCCCCCACCATGTTCAGGTCGCTCTCCTTCATAAAAAAACCTGCTGCTTTCGCTGCCTCCAAACAAAGCGCATGAAGTGCGGGCATACCTAAATCCGTCTCAGCGAGGAACTTCTCGATTGCGGCCTCAGCCTCTTCAGGGTCGATATTCGGCGTTCCGAGCATAACGAGATCGAGATGGTTCTTAGGCGTGAAACCTCTCAAGTCGTCCAAGACGATTCCATTCTCCGCACAGAAGCGGAAAGTCTTCATAGTGTAGCGGAGATTCAAGGTGCGAAAGACTTCACGTGCGCGATCAAGGGTAGAATTAGAAGATTTCTCCGATCTTACCTTAGTTGACCTCGTTTGTTTAGTCGTTTTGCTCATGGTTTATACCCCCAATATTCATCCGTACTTAGGTTCATGTACTTACCACTACCTCTTATTTCAACTCTAAAAATAGAAAAAATTATCCCTAAAAAAGTAGGGTGACTCCCGTCACCCTTTCTAGGAGTAGCATCCAATATAAAACTAGATGCTAAAATTATCCTGCTGGATCAGAAATTGGTGTAGCTACTCTAGGTTTAGCAATCGGCGTGAATACAAAGCTGAACGTCTGCACTTGCTCAGCTTCACCATCACTAAAAGACAACTCGCTAATAAAACCATCATAAGTGTAGTCTGGAACAGACTCCGTTGCGCCTACCTCTTTTGGATAAAAAATAGTCAGACTACAATAAAACTGACTATCAGTTACGGACTTTCCTAAAATCTTGTCCGCAATCCTCTGATAGGAACTGTTCTTCTTAAACAGTGTTATTGTCATCGGTGCAACAGTTTTAGTGGTTGGAGCAGGACGAGTTACCCCGTCTTGGGAGTCAATTGGGGTAGCATCCACAGTGTTTACCGTAACCCTAACCCCCGTAATAGAACGAATATCCCCGATGATATCATTTGCAGTAGGATTTACCCCAAACTCGGAAATAGCAACCTTAAATCCGATATTTGGGATTGGAACGAAAATATCCGCCATAACAATTACCTCCCTGCGTAGTTAATAATAAAGTTAAGAGAGAAAGACGGTATATCAAAGCTGTTTACACCAAGTGCGTTTATATCACCCAAAACGACGACATTGATAATTACGACCCTATCACCAGTATCGGGATCAATATATTCATAGTTTGCAGTGGTTTCCAAAGCACGAACCACATCTTCACAAAATTTATACCCCTCCAGTACGCCATCTGGAGACTTTGAAGCATTGACGTTAAAGATTACATTCACACTTCGTACTTTATACGAACCATCATCTAGAACCCTACCAGTAGGTGCACCTCCCTTAAAATAAATACCATAGACATTCTCATGGTTCTTTTTCAAGGTTGAGAACGAAGCCCTATAACTTGAAGGACACAAACTCTTTATCGCTTTATATAAAGTGTAGTAAACACTCATAACCCTAAAAACCTCCTCCAAGTTACCCCCGCTAACCCCGTCTCGGATCTATCACGCATGATGATCAGCTTTACCCCATTCTCAATGCTAATATCGAGACGAACATCAAAGTCAGGTATAATGGCTTCACCGTAGGTTGCAATTAACCCATTCATTACCTTAACAAACGCATCTTGCAGGAACTTAGCTTGGGTTGGAGGGGCGTGATAGTTATCAATTATTTCATGCACATATGCGGCATACTCGGTATTGTAACCAATAACAAAATTAAACCCCAAAGCCCTTCTATACCCCGAAGCCTTCAAACGACCTGTATCGACAGGAACCAACTAGTTGTGATAAAAGCAAACAACATACCTCGGTAAGTTGAGCCAGAAATTCAAATATATCATTATCAGGAATCGCCGTTACGGAGAGACTCGTCAAACGTCTTCTCCGAGAAGCATCCCTTAAACTAACAGTGGATAAATCATCAAGAATAAAATTGAAGTCCACCTTAGTCTGCATCTGACTCACCTACAATTCGGTAGCTTCACCCACAACAGATTCATAGTGCGATATAGACCCGTTTAATTTATAGATAGGCTTTGAGATTATAACCACATTACCATCCAAGAGGTCTCTAGGTGAGATTTTTTCGAGCGTCATGTAGGTGTAAGCATTAAACACTTCAAGCTGATTCTCTCTCACCTTAAACTTTACCCCATCATCAATCCGACACATGATAGTTACCGGCTCCGCATATTCAGGTGCATTAAAATCATTGTCATCACCCAAGAACTTACGCCACGTTACAGGAGTATTGAGATAACGAGAAATATCCATCTTTACCCCCTCCTACAACGTGAATACAGAGTCGGTTAACCATGCATTCAAGATGTAGAACACCTTATCCTGGTTGTAAATCCCCTTCATCAAATTACCACTTCTATCTAAAGAGGACTCATAGGACTCTGCCGCAGAACCTGCTTTACTATACAGAATACCTTGAACTGTCCTTTCAGTGACAGAAGTAACAATATTCGGGCTTAAAGTCAGATGCGCAACAGAATTAACAATCTGCGCCTCTTTTGCCGCCTCTAAACCATCGCTTCCACCTACCCCCTCAAGGAGGGAGGAATCCATATATTGTGATACGAAAGGGAGGTACAGATGACCCGGAAAGGTGTTAAACACCCTTGGGAACGCCAACTTTTGACCCGGAACTTTCTTTCTCCCTTTATACCTCAAATTGTTCAACGCCCTAGCACTGGCAATCAAGGAACGGATTTTATCCTCTCGGGAGAGAGAATCATTGAACCAAGCCTTATACTCTGGAGAGGTAGACAAATAGTGACTTTGCACATATTCATCTGCCTCCTCCAGAGTTACATAAGAATTGTAATTGACCACCAACTCTAAAGCCATCTATTACCCCCTCCTTATTCGGAAGGCGTTCCACCTGCAGGAGTAGTGGGGATGGTAGGTGTAGTAGGTGTCGACCCACGACGACCTCTAGTGGATTGAGCCTTCGAAGCAACACCAAAGATTTCCTCTGCAGAAACCTTAGAACCTTTCCGAGCATAGCTCACTTCATCTTCGGTGTAGTATCGAATATCGCCATCATCGGTTAATTCGATTTCCCCACCCGAACGCTTTGCATGCTGCAAAGACTCGATATCCGTATCAGAAATGAACTTACTTACACCGCCGTGTCTTACTCTCACAAAACGCATAATATTTTCCCTCCCTAGATTTACACAAAGAGTTAATACTGCTAAGCCCGAGTATTAACTCGGGCTTTTACGTCAGTATCGACCAAGATTAAGCGGCAGGTTCAGTTACCGCAAAGATGGTCTTTTTCCAAGTGTCGAATACAACTGCACCATAGAGAACACGGTTCATGAAGGCGAACTGGTCACCCGATTGGTTGATACCGATATTCTCAATTTGAACTGCATTTCCGTAAATCTTAGAAATATCGGCTAAAGCGGCGTTTACTTGACTGAAGTTGAAATTAGCAAACGCAAGCGGAACTGCAAGGTTAGCGACAACATGGCGAATGGAGAGAGCCGATGCTTCCAACGGAACAGCCAAAATATTGATTGCCTTAGCCTCAGGATCGGCAACCCAACCGCCAGCTTCCTGACCCGCAGTCGTTCCATCATAAAGGATAACATCCGAAACCATACGATTTTTCGGAACAGGAATCAACAGAAGGTTATCGAACTTATAGACATCCAACTTAACTTCCAAACCTTCACGATCACCAACTACCACCGACAAAACAGCCGGGTTCGCCAAACCGTAGTTGGAGAAGATGGCAGTACGGATATTAGCGAAGGTATCGGAATCAACAAAGACAGCAACCGCATCTTCATACCCTGCATCGAAGATGTTTTTCTTGATGTTGTTCAGAGTTTGGAACACCTTATCAGCAGTGACCTCATACCCCGATGCATTGTTTTCAAATACGTTTTGAGGCGGAACAGCATTAAAGATCGTGGAGATCGTAGTGGCATCCAACTCAGCCGAAAAGTTACGCCAAGTAGCCTGATTCAACACAACCCCCGAAGGAGTCATACCTTGCAAGATCGAGTTGAACTCATCGATAGCATCGATACGGTCATGCAACATACGGTCATGCGGAGCGGTAAACTGACTCCAAGTCACCGAACCACCAGAATTAAACCCCGAAAAACCAGTAGACGGTCTATAGGCTCCTGCTACCCCACCCACAACTTCACGAACCAACGTATTCTTGCCGTACAGCGAATATTGAAACTTTGCCGGGTCAGCAAGAATTGCCGTCTTAGCCAACAGATAAGGAGTGATAACCACCTTATCCATGTACATATTTGCCGTAGCAATAACTGCATTTGCCATGACCTATTACCCCCTTAATTAATGTACAAACCTCTCGGTTTGACTGCAGAATTGGTTTTAGCCGACTTAGTGTTTACGGAGGACGTCTTAGTGAAGTCAATACCCCTTTTAACGGCATTTCCACTGAGCGACTTAGTGGCGACGTATACATATTCACCATTACCGTTATCATCGCCCTCGCACCCACCTCCGTCATTATCCAAATTCTTAAACAAGAACGAATAATCGGATTTCAGCTTCGCCTTGGCTTCCTCAACCCCTACTACCGAACCATCTTCGGCAAGAGAGATTTCCTTTTCAGCCACCTGACGAGCGATTTCAGCCGCCGTTTCAGATACCAACTCGAAATCCGAGAGAACATCTTCAATGGCATGAGCCAGAGTATTCTCGACAATTTCCTGCTCCAACTGCTTAATACGAATATCCTTCTCTTCAACCTCCTTCTCAAGAGCCTTTACTCTCGACTCCAGAGACTTGAGATTGGCGGATTCCTTTTGGAAGTTTTCAATCGCAGTCGAAATACTTTCAACTACGGATTGATCCACTCCCGAAAAGGATTTGAGCTTGGCTACTGCTTCCTTCAAATCCATTTTCACAACCTCCCCATTAGGATTAAAACTTTTGACTACCCCAGCGAACCTCTGTGCAGGAACGGCGACAAACGACCATTCATACACATCTTGAATGTTATCAATACGACTCGCTTTACGACCATCGGGTAACTCGACTATCGTAGGCGGGTCGTGCTTGAAACCGATACTAACCTCTTTCAGAATCCCTGCGCCCACATCTTCGATCAACTGCTTATTTTTCTCGGAGTTAATAGTGTAGGCATAACCGACAATATACCGATAAGGTTCTAAACTCTCATTTTTCTTAGAATCATCGGTAATTAACTCCGTCTTATAGATACGAGAGTGTTGATTGTTACTTTTCCACTCATGATTAAAAATACCCGTGGTTCCCACAAACAACTCTTTCAACTGCTCTAATGCCCTTAACGAGAAGAACTCACCTTCCCGATCAAGAAGGTTATCGCAGAGTTTAATAGAATATACAAAAATATCCGACTTAGGAATTTCAATTGGCAAAAATTCCTTGATAAGTTCATAATCAGAATCGGAAGGTTCACCAAACTTATCAAGATGCTTAACAACAGGCTGGAACATAGACTTAAGTTTTGCCATTGATGTTTGCACCCCCTAACGGATAGAATCGTACAGGTTCACCTTTACCCCCTGATGGAGGGTTTATATCTACCGTTGACGAATGTGTCAAATTCACATCCGATACTACCGACCCTTCTCCAGAATCCGTGTTACTTACAGAAGGCTGTTCAATAGGAGGTTCGCCCCTCAACTGCCTTGCCCTAGCCTGAGCTTCCGCCATCGTTACATCATCGAGAATAGCAATTGAATCCTCCAGAGATAAAGTCTTTGCTCCACCATTACGCTTTTGAACGATTTCGGTAACCGTTTCAATATCGTTGACGAAACCACTCTCAGCCGTCAAGGTGAAGTCGGACATATCAATCTCGATACCCCCTGCCAGCGCAAGTTTTACAACTAACATCTTGGCAGAGTTTTGGATTAACGTACTCAACGACTTCGCCTTCAACTCAGTACGATACATTGCGGTTTTAAGAGCTTTACCCGTCATCTGATGACCAAGTTCCTTCGTATCAAATAACGTATACGACAGGTCGGTATCCCTAGATACCCGAACCACTGTCTCCTTATAAGCTTGAATAGCCTCATCCATCAAAACTGAAGGCGTTACACTCTTAACCTCGGGAGCCTTTCCATCCTGGGTTACCCGATACATAATTGCCCCAGTCTGCTGCATGAAAGTAACGCCCGTATTCTCATCCCGTTGAGTTGCCCCTTCAGGGAGAACACGATAAATCTCCTTAGTACGCTCCAAGAGGACTAGAATAGTTTCAAACGCCTTCATAGAGGAAACAATTGAAGCTTCCCACTTTTTGAACTGCTCTTCCCCATAAANGGTGTTCCCNATACGTTGACCCGTAAAGACCACGATAGGTGATACCCCCAAACCATTGAANGCNTGGGATTCAACCCTATCGAGCAACTCACCCAATTTACAAGAATCTTTCAAATATCGGAAAGTATACTTCTCAATCTTACCATCCTCATGATACAGGATGAACTCACAGAACCAATCCTTCCCAGTGGCGACAACACCTTCTACAACCTCATAACCCCGCTTCGGGCAAAAGATATTAAAGAAGCAGTTAACGTCAATCGTGGTAATATCATTCTCATTCACGAAAGGAATCCAGTTCTTGATAGGCATTTCAACAATCTTCGGGTTACCCCCACGCTGGCGATCTATTCGGAATACGGCATTACCATACAAAACGAGTGCACCGCGAACTGCCGATTGAAAGGCAACTGCAAAGTTAGATGCACCCAACAAAGTCGATACTTGCGTTATTTTAGATGCATCTGGACCATCAATCTTTGGAGATTTGGCCGATAAAAGATCAACCCAAGTATCCGTAACCATTCTAAAGTCGGGAAGCGTAGGAATAACTCGCAAAATTGGGTAATTTGTCACAGCGTCACGCATATAATCGTTAAAGTTTACAATCGTATCGAAAATCTGGTCGTATGCCTCACACTTATATAAGGCTTCATTTGTCTTAAACAAATTAGCCCGTTCCCGGATAAAGTCCGTAGGGAAGGTATCGCCCTCTTTGAACGGTAACTCACCATCCCAAATAAAGGTATTTTCAGGGACAATATCGAAATTGTCCTCAGTCAACAGGCTAATATTACGAAATGAATTCTTACGATTGGTAGGGTTGCGGTACACTCAAATCACCCCCTTAACGCTATAAAGGGCATAACGTAAGGCGTCACAAGCGTGGTCATTCGTCTTAATTACGTTTACCCCTTCCTTATCCGAGAAAGCGTAGGTTAAGAGTTCATCTAGGAGATTGGTACAAGTATCGGAGATGAACAACCTGTCTGAACTAAACAAGTCCTTAACGTAGTTGATTCCATTCATTACCGAGTTATCGGCTCCGTATATATTTACCATTCCCTGATCTTTCAACTCCTGAATTAGAACCTTTGCTGCAGGGTCTATAAAAATTTTCCTCAAACGCCCACTAAACTCAATAACGAGATTTCTTATCTCGTTACAAACTTTTGAGAGGGTCGCATTACGCATATAGACTTCACGACAAACAACATATTCTCCAGCTTCCGTTACCCCAATAAGGAGGATCGCAGTAGGATTGGTCGTTCCAAAGTCTACCCCCATAAGGAAGTGAGTAAAGTGCGGCATCAACTTAGCAACATCAGCAAACGGAAGAAGGTGATGCTTATCACTAAACTCGGTATAGACCAAACCTTCTGCCGCTGCCCATTCGCCCAACACATACCGCTTCAGATAAGCTGGATTATTACGATACCGATTACGGAGTCTTTCATAATGCTCTTTAGCACCCGAAGTGATATTGTCATGCTCAGTCCACTTAATATAGCGAATATCGTTAGACTCTTGAATTGTCTTCCAAAGCCAGTGTGTGGGCGAGTCGGGGTTAGTTGTTCCAACAAACCCCCGAACCCAACCTTCAGGGGCTTGACCCCTTAAGCGACCCATAACCTTATCGAAGTTATCTTTACTCCAAGTGGATACCTCATCACCGATAATTTTATAGGCGTTAAGACCCCGAAGTCTTTCCTCCGCATTGTTATCATTCAACCCTACAATACGGATTAAATGGCCAAAAAGGACAGCATCTTTAGCAAAACCGTCCTTCTTACCCGAGTCATACCTGAAATTACTTCCAAACTTAGAAGCAAGAGAGTTACCGATATTGGTCTTTACCGACTGTGCAGTCTTACCAACCAACATAATAACTGAACCATCAGTAGGAGGTTTGGACATCGCACACGCCAACCCAAGACCCACATCAACTGCATAAGACTTACCACAACCATAAGGCCCACAGTGAATATCCAACCTAGCTGTCGGGATGCTTGCAATGGTCTTCAACTGACGTTTAGACAACAACTCAGTCATCGCCATCGCCACCAAGCAACGCCTGAATGGAGGATAAAACTTGAGCTATGGTTTGACGAGTACTCTCATCAGAAGTTGAACCTTTACCCCCAGCATCAATAATATCGAACGCACTCTCCGTACGCTCGATAATTTTATCGTTAACAGCTATACGTTCAGACTTAGAAAGCTCTTCATCCTCAGCCAACTCTTCCAAACGCTTCAAAGCCGCCATATGCATCGCACGTCTCTGCGCTCCAATCGATTCATCTAACTCCCTCCAATAAGCCCTTACTTGAGGGAGGTTAGCCCATCTATGCCCTAATGTATGCGCAGATTTAGGGTTAGCCCCTGCTTTTATCGCTGCGGCTTTATAAGTACGTTCTCTCCCCGAAGCAAAATAGTACGCATCGGCAAAAAGGTAGAGTTGCTGAGTTAAAGGTTTCAACTCTTCCTTACTCTTATTCAACTCAGAACTCATAATAAAACCCCCTTTCCGATGGTCATACTAACCCTTAATTATATTGTAAGGGAGGTTGTCAAGTTGTTCAAGTAACAGTATAGTAAAATATAGGTATAAAAAACGTAACAAAACAATAACTATTAAGGTCAAAATACCCCTGAACAAATTAAAAGAGAGGGCTTCTAACCCTCTCTCCATACTGTTTATCATTGTTCGACCAATAACACATTCTCAATTATATAATCAGCCAACTCTGGACTAAAGATGGCTTTAATCATCTCTTCAGAGTGAATTGCCTGACGGAATCCATTTACCGAGAATAAAGTGAAGATGTCCGTTATAGACGACTTATCAACCAACTTACCATCCTCATCCGTCTTATAATAGAACAAATCCAACTTAATACCCAATTTTTCGGCAACAGTCTTTAAGGTTTTTACCGTACAAGGACGGGCAGAGCGTTTACCCCCACGCTCGACAGAAATATAAGTGATATGCGACAAACCACACTCATAAGACAAACTGTGCAACGTGTAACCTTTAAGTCTACGAAATTGACGCAACCACTCTCGATTTTGCATCGGAACTGTAGTAGTACGCATACAACCTTCCTCCCCCATTANACATAAAGNCCATCTAGTTTTTNATTTATTCGACTTACCAACTCAACAAACTTACTTCGGTTAATATCCNNAATCTCAATACCCCGACGAACAAGAGCATCTAANAACACCTTAACCCTATCAACAGGTTTGCGCCCCACTGGATTTACCGACGGTTCGGACTTATAGAAAAACAACTCAGGCCGCCTGAAGCAAGTACTAAGCGAGAAACCGTACTCTAAACATAACTCCTCCATTACCCCACCCGATGCCAATAAAACATTCTCCAAATGCTCCATAAAAAACTCGTCCAACAAGTCCTCAAACTGATCATCAACTGGCTGAAGCGGGGTATAACTGTCAATTTTATCGTTGTCTAAGAGGTCGGAACCCGTATCTACCAAATAACGTCTAGCCTTCATCTTATCGAAATACTCAGGTTCAAGGATAACCCTAGAACCTCTCTCATGACTGCCCATATACCCCTCGCGATACAGATTNGTCACCAAAATCTCATTTGCGACATCTGCGCCGTACTTAGATACGTGTTCTTGGTAAACGAAAGTAAACGAGTCGACNATCTCGTGCGCCCTATTATTTAAGCTGAAGGATAACATAGGAATACCTCCCTTCCAACGGTCTAACCAATATAGTTTCATATCAATAAAAAGTTAAAAAATATCCAAACTTTTGTTANTTTTCAGGACTAATTTTTTCCTACTCCGTAAGACTTTTATAAAAGGTTGAAAAAGTTTATAAAAACATCCCAAAAGACTATAACCACATCAAGAACTTATATAAAATAAAGATGTAAGGGGCTACTGTTTTAACCCCCTCAGTAACCCCCTTTACACCGTACTTTAGAAGTACACTCAATAAAATCTTCAACCCCCTTAACAACCCATCCCAACTCACATATTATACCTCCGTTTACCCCTTTTATCGGCATCAGGATTGCGAACAATACGACCATTCACAACTCTATACCTAAACTTGTAATAGTCACGAATGTTGTACTCCGTAACATCATTCGATTCAGTCTTACGAGAACGAGAAGCCATGAAAGCCAGCTTCAAGTTATACCCCTCAGAACCAACAACATCAATCTCGGACTTAAACTGTTTAATCGCCTTAGTCTCAGACATCATAGTCTTCAAATAATCAATACGCTCAAACATTAACAAGAGGAACCGTTCAGCATCGGTGATTTCACCATCACCACTGAACAAGTCAATCCTAGTATCGAACCTTCTATCCCTCACTTCAACTGCTTCAGTAACCTTAGTCACCAAACCCTTAACAGAATCTTTAACAGGAGTAGACAACCCATCCAACTTAGCGTTGATTTCCTTCAGCAAGGCTAACACTTCCGACATATCATTTTGGACTGGACAAACGTAAGGAACCGTGGTAGCAACCGAAGTAGTCGACTTCATTGCTACTTCAGGCTGAGTAGCAGTAGGCGAAGTAGTCGACTTATTTGCTACTTCACCATTTGAAGTAGTCGACTTCATTGCTACTTCATTTTTATAAGGAATAACGATACTCCCAATAGAAGGCTTCTTGAAAGGAAATAAAGTAGTCGACTTATTCACTACTTCATTATCAGTAATCGACTGACCTTCCCTCTGCTTTTTACCAAACTCAATCGGATCAAAACCCCTCTTACCCATGAAAACCTCTAAGATATAAATTGCGGCAGGGATGCTCTTCACCATAGTTGCATTAATCGATACCCCATCGAAGGTACAACGCTCCAAGTTGGAATAATAACGATACTGCCCATCTTTACCCCTAGCCCAACTCATACGGATATCCCTCTTAGGTACAGAAGGGATAAGGTATTTATCGACATTCTTACGAATATAGTCGATATAGTCAAGATGGATATCGAACAACCCTTCCGGCATATACAATCGATACCCCTTACGAGATACAACTTGACTCTTTTTACCGCTACTGTCATACTTCGTTACAATCTTCCCGTCAGCATCAACATCTGGACCACGTAAACCTCTAGCTATTTTTACACCTTTCCTACTTAATTGATAAAAATCCCATTCTTCCAAAGCACTAGCGATATAAACTGCGTCATTCTTTCTTAATCTCTTAAATTTTAGCTCAACTTTGGGAGTGTACTCCCTTTGACCCCTTAAAGGTACTACATCCCCCATAGAAGGTTCCTCCTTTCGGTATCAGAAGAATCAATACCCCCTGACGATACCATGCAACTCTTCATGATCTTCAGTACGCATGCAAACAAGGTTTGAGGGGGAACTGTCGAAAGAGATAGAGAATGGAACCTTGTGGTGAATATCGTACTTACGACCCGACACTTTACTACCAACACAATAACAAGCAATCTCGATACCCCAATTCATCATATAGATAATCCAATGGACACGAAGGGAATCGGCATAACTATTGTTAAAACGCAAAGCAGGGTAACCAATAAAATTTTCCTCTGGTCTAGACGACTGGTAAGTGTAGTTTGCAACCCCTTTATGCTTAATACCTTCGAAATTCAACAGTCCATTTACGATAAGGTACTTCTCTTTACCAGTGTCCAAATCCGTGACCAAAATATTTTCCTCATCCTCAGTGACTTCCATATCATAGAGATTAGTATCAACCAAGAAGCAGTTACCCCTGAACTCGATACCATGCTTTTCATGGCGATGCGGATTGAACATATCCACAACAACCCACTCATCACCCTTACGAGTTAAAAAGAAACGACCACCAAGAACCGCTTGCTTATCGAAATCCATCTTTGCCAACTCGATACGCTTTTTATTGTCCGTAAGACCTAAACTCCTGAAATAGTTATCCAGCATACCATCCACCAACAAACCCATTCGATGTAACTGCTTAATCTTCTCCAAGCTTGCAGTTCCAGTTAAAAAAGTTTGCATTAAACCTAACATTATAATCACCTCTTATAAGTTTATAAACTCTCATTAACGTGACGAAATTAAACAAAGAGCATACAACATATCGCCTTCAATCTTGTCTCCTTCCCATCTAGCCACACTCTTACGAAATACATCGAACACTCTACTAGATAAAATAAACTTTAACCTTTCAACAGGAAGTACACCAATTTCAACAAGTTGAGAGTCCATCGAAATGTACACAGTGTAATGAGAGTCATCCATAAGTAAAGACCTTTTACCAAGAATACCCCTAAGGGCTTCAACTCTAAACAGTTCCAACTTATCNCACTCTAGAAGGAGATGAGGGTACTTGATAGAAGAACCCTCTTTATACAGTTTCACTGTATCCCCACGTTTGAAATCNCCTCTAGATGAGTACGTCTCAACCGTAGGGAAGTGTGTTTCGGGTTTAGATGGTTTATTCGTTAAAGACATCTTTACCCCCTCCGGGACGGATTGTTGCTAGTGAAGAACGGATACGTCTTTATACGTTGCGAATACCCATCTGACCAGTACATTGTTGCAACGATAGAGTTACCATCATCGGAGACACTAAACTTAATAGAACCATAAACCTCTTCTGACCTAAGAAAAACATTGGGTTCGACTTGCTCGAACCCAAGGTGATAGAGAGTTTCGAGCAAGTCGTCTTTAATCAACATTAAAGCGGTCTTAGTAGGATTTTCTTGGTCTAACATAGATAATCATCTCCTGACCTTCAACTTCGATAACCATACCGTTCAACTTCTTTACATCCTCAACCGTGTTCAAGTGCAAGTTAGCGAACGTCTTCAAAGTCTCCTCAAATTGCCTATCTTCTGCAAGCCATTTAGTACGCTCAACAGCCAACCTATCCATCTCTTCCAATTCCTCTGCACGTCTAATAATCTCTTGTTGCTCTTCAACCAACAT